TGAGAAGTCTTCCAATTCTAAGTATTATAATTTAAGGACTGAGCTATTCATAAAATTAAAAGAATGGTTAGAAAGATCTTTATCCTTATTACATGTAGGCAATAAGCATCTAACAGCAGATCTTGTCAGTGTTAAATATAAATTTCAATCGAATGGACAAATACGGATAGAAAAGAAAGAGGAAGCCAAGAAAAGGGGCAAGTTATCACCGGATCTCGCTGAATCTATAATGTTAATTCTTAAAGGCTTAGGGCCGGCTCGGTCATGGGACTTAACGTAATGATATACATTTATTATCTCATAGCAATTTTTGTAATAGCCTTTATCTTGTTTCAAGTCAGTAAGGACGGGGCTTAATGGCATTAGGATATACCACACTGTATCATAAGCTTGGTCGAACGGATAAACTCTTTCCGATTGATAAGAGTATTAATAGAGCCTACGCAAGAATCCTTGCTGGTGTCGTCTTTCCGGGTGAACAACCAGGGTTCATGGTGGCTTTGGGCCAGGACTACCTGAGGCATGAAAATAAATTCTATTGGTTGTGTGAATGCTCAGGTGTGGATACAGGAGAATTTCTAAGGCAGTGCATACAATTAAAAAGTATATATAAGATAGAACAATTCTATGCGCCACCGGACCCGGCTATCTATCATTTCCTTACACATTTCAATCAATCACAACGAGCCAAAGATGAACGAGAATTTCAATTTAACGAAGTACCTTATTACGATAACGGCAAGATCAAGTTACATTTAGATATAATGTCTGAGCAATTGAAGACGAGAAGCAAGTCTCTTTCCTTAGATAAAGAAAGTATCTTGCCAGATCTATTATCTAATATGCCCGATAGTTTTGACCTTTTAGATAAAGATCATCCTGAGTTAGCAGCTTTGGCTTATGTAACAACTATGCTTGTTGCTTTTCCATATACGTTTGATGAATTTGAAAGGGTACAAAAAGCCTATGTACCCATGGCTGAAAGGCGTTAATGGATTTAAATTATACCACATTGTATCAGTTATCCGATGCAGATCTACATATAGTATTTAATCAGATTGTATCTGAAGATTTAGCCGATAGCCTTTTTTACGATAAAGAAATTAATGCCGCTGATTTTGTCGGATTTATACGGAATCATACTATGTTTATTCTGATAGGTGACGGTGAGGAAACTTTATCGGCTTGTTGGTTGACCGATTTTAAAGATAACCTTGCCTATATTCATTACGTTTCTTTCAAGGCTTCAAAGGGCAGGGCGGTTTATATAGCAAAAGAAGGTTTTAAATGGTTGAAACGGCACTTCCCTACTTTAAACGTAGTAATGGGATTGACACCAGCTAATAACAATAAAGCTATACAGTTTTACAAACATCTTAATTTTACAGAATTAGGGAAGGTGCCTAATTCAATCACTTTGAAAGATAGCAGTGTGATTGACGGGTATCTCACATATAAGGAGTTATAATGGGCGGTTCAAAAAATAGCGCATGGAGTTTAGCACGGTACAATTATACTCAACCGTTTGGATTCGCAACTGGTGACCCGGTGTCAATCGGGCTTAGTAATATACCAAGCGTACGAGATAAGATAAAAGACGCACAGAAGGTGCCGGGCGAAAAAGTAAAAGGCTTTATGAACCCTGAGTTAGAGGGGGGTGACGGTTCGTCTTCATACGAAGCGCCAGAATACCCAGAAATAACCATTCCCCCGCCACCAGAATATAAAACCCCCATAGCGCCTAAGCCCCCAGCAGCACCAAAAGCTACGAGGAAAACAAGTAATATGAAACAAAAGAAAGGGGCTTTGAGTTCTTCTATTCAAACTGGTGCATCCGGCATGACCAAAAAAGCCACCACTAAAAAGAAGTATCTAAGTGGAAGTGCTTAATGAATAAAGTTTTAGAAGAAATAAAAGCGCAACATAGCAGCTATCAAAATGTATTTGATAACTACTATGCTTATGACTTTAGACAGATTAATAAGTATTTCTGTCCGCGTCGTGGACGATATCTAAGTGGTACTTCTGAAGTGAGTAAGGATACAGGGGCTATAAATTACACCACACTTGATGAGGCCGGGATTATAGCTCTAAGAACTCTTGCAGCGGGCTTATTCTCAGGGATTCATTCAAGCAAGTGGTTTCGTTTAGGTTTAGCCGATAAAGATCTAGAAAAATATACTCCGGTTAAGTTGTGGTTAGATGAATTGCAAAATCGTTGGTATTCGCTATTAGACGCTTCTAATTTCTATAATGCTATGCCGGTTTTCTATTTAGAGTTAGCTGGTTTTGGTACAGAGTTTATGTTTTGTAATGCTCACCTACCTACACGATCTTTGATATTCACACCACTTACAATAGGCGAGTATGTAATAGACACAGATGAACAAAATAAGGTTGATACGATTTTTAGGCGTTTGGATATGAGCGCTAGAAACATGGTCAATATGTTCGGGTATGAACGATGCTCTCAATCCGTTCAAAGGGCTTACGACAAGGCTTCGAGCCGGAGTAACAATTTTCAAGTGATTCATGCGTTACATCCCTATTTAGAGAAGGACCCCTCCAATTTTAATTACAGAAATTTTGAATGGTCCGATAGTTATTACGAACCCGGCAGTACAGATAAGTTTCTAAAAAGAGGTGGTCAGACTGAATTTCCTGGAGTTGGGGTACGCTGGACGACTACAGGGCAAGACGTGTACGGTGGCTGTCCTACGATGGACGTTTTAGGACGTTCAAGAGGTCAACAGTCATTATGGAATACTTATTATGAATTAGTGGAAAAAGAAGCGAACCCGCCGACAGTATCACCAAGAGAATTGACTACACCTAATTTATCGCCAGGGGGCCATAACTATGCAAATACATTAGGCGGTGCGCCAGGATTGACACCAGCCTATCAGGTACGGCCTAACCATCAAGGATTAAGAGAAGTAATAGAGTACGGCTCACGTATGATAGGTGAGGCTCTTTACAATGATTTGTTTAAAATGCTCGCTCTTGCTCCTAAACAAATGACAGCCACCGAGGTTGTTGAAAGACAATCTGAGAAATTACTACAGTTAGGTCCTGTCTTTGGCCGGATTCAATCAGAAGGGCTGTCTCCTTTATTCGATAGAATGTTTTATTTAATGAATCGAATGGATTTAGTTCCAGAATGGCCAGTAGAGTTGGACGACATGCCTTTAAAGATAGAGTTTAAAGGCTTGCTTGCTAAAGCTCATAAAATGGCGGACGTTCAAGCAACTAACCAATGGATTGGTACGATAGGTGGTCTTGCTCAGTTAGATCCTGATGCAGTGGATTCTATCAACGTGGATGAAACAGCGGATAGTATAGCCGATAGTTTAGATGTTCCGCGTATGAATGTTCGTTCACAGGATGAACGAGAGATGAGAAGACAACAACGACAACAGATAGCCGCTCAACAGGCTCAATTAGATCAGGCGGCTCAACAAATAGATATGGCTACCCAAATAGCTAATAGTGATATGGACCCTGAATCAATGCAACAGGCGGCTCAATAATGGAAGAACAAAGTCTATACGAAAGACCCGTTCATATTAATAAGGAAGATCAAAGAAAACAGCTAAAATTAAAAATAGCTATGAAAAGTCTTTTAGCTAATAAGGAAAACGAGATCTTAATCGAATGGATCCTAGTACAATGTAATCTGTTCACGTTTAGATCCGGGAGTATTAGGTCGTTAGATTTAGCGGCTGATCACGGGTTAAAAGGTTTAGCAACGAATTTGATTAGTCTGGTTGTGATGGCACGTCCAGACTTAAAAGATAAGTATGTAAAATTAGGTTTTAACATAGGAGATTAATTATGCCAGATCCAAATGTAGATCCGGGCAACATTCAAGCTGATCCGGGTACAGTTGATCCAGTTGATCCAGTTGATCCAGTTGATCCAGTTGATCCAGTTGATCCAGTTGATCCAGTTGATCCAAATCAAACAACCTTTGATCAAAAATCTTTCGATGAAGGTCTGTCCTCAACTTTGGATAGCTTGAATTTTAAAGGCGATATGAAAGAAGGTTTGATGGGAATTATCAATAGTCATTTAGGTGATAATCCCGGAGATCAAGCCGCTAATCTTCAGAAATTATCTGAAGGTTATCAAGCTCAAATGAAAGAGGCTAATGATAAATATTTAGCCGATAGAAACGAGCAATGGTTAAAAGAATTAAAAGAAGATCCAGTCATCGGCGGTAAGAACGCAAATGCTACGGAGGCGAATCTCAAAAATCTGTTTCAAAAATTTGACACAGATGGAGAATTAGCGGGTTTCTTAAAAGGTTTGGAAATGCAAAACGCCGCACCTTGGGTAAGATTTACCGCACGTATAGCCGAGAAATTTGCGGATGCCGATTTTGTAACTAATAAGAATCCCTCGGGAACTAAAACAGAGGAAACTTATGGTCAGAAAATGGGTTGGAAATCAATGGAAGACTATATGAAATAAGGAGATAAAATAAAATGGCAGCAACATTTAGCACAGTCACCGCCATGACGCTGGCAGATATGTCACGGCGTTACATGTCGGAGGATAAGAAGTTGGCTACTCAAATAAACCAACTTAAAAAGGATGATCCGATTTTGGAACATGCTTTATGGATAGCGACGAATAATATCGACACGCATAAAGTTAATATTGTTTCAGAATTACCCACAACGACTTGGAGGCGACTCTACCAGGGTATTCCTTATGATAAGGGGCGTACCACAAGAGTAGCCGAGCCTACACGACAAATAGCACGAAGGTTCGCTATTGACGTTGATGAAATGGCCCTCTATGAGGGCGAAGCCGATCAGAACGCTTTCAGGAAACAAGAAGGTGAACTTCATATAGAATCTATGCAGAATTTTGTTGCCCAGCAAATGTTTTACGGCGACTCTGACTCCGACTCTGATGAGGTACGTGGACTTGCAGCAAGGTTTCCTTATGAAGATGGGCCTAATACCGTGGATGGTGGCGGTTCTACTTCTACTTGCACAAGTATTTTCGCGGTAGTATGGGGGCCTAAAGCTTTCTTTGGCATTTACCCAAAGAAGTTTAAAGCTGGATTGCGTTATCGTGATTTAGGCGTGTTTGATGCCGAAGATGCGAGCGGTTACAAGTACCCCGCTATTGGGGACGAGTGGAAATGGGATATCGGGTTTTGTCTTGCTGATTGGAGAATGGCAAGCAGAATTTGTAATATCAATGTTCCATATCTCACAATTAAGCACGGTTCCGCAAATTTCGTGGATTTGGGAGATATGACCGTCGACGCTAAGAACATGATCCCTGCGCGTAAACGTGGAAATATCAAGTGGTATTGTTCTCAATCAGTGATGAACGCTTTGGAGAAACAAGCGCGTGATCCTGGTATGGTTCATCTACGGTACGGGCAGTGGCAGGATAGTAAAGAAGTATTGATGTTACATGGAAAACCTGTTTTCCAGTGTGACAGTATTCTTGAAACTGAGACTGCTTTAACGGCTATGCCTTAATAGGGAAAGGATAAAATAATTATGTTAAGTAATTTAGATATATTTAGTGACGCGCAAGCTATCACTGTTAGTGGCTTTTGTGCTTCTGCGGTTAATGTCGGCCAGTTTGCGGGTAGGGTGGCTATTCCTGTGCAAATAAAAGTTGTTACGGCTTTCACGAATTTGACTTCTTTAAGCATATCGGCTCAGTTTGCTTCTACGGAGGGGGGGTCCTATATAGGTTCTTCTCTAACGCGGGCAGTAGCTAAAGCGGACTTAGTTGTTGGATATCAAGCATCTTTAAATTTCATCCCTTTACATGAAGTTAAAGACGCGGGGTGGATGAAATTACATTATACTGTCGCAGGTACTACTGAAACTACAGGCGCTATTACTGCGGTCATCTCTCCTGGGGATGACTTCGTTTACAAAGACGGTCTGTTTTTCTCTGGGACTAATCCTACAGGAAATATGGCTACAGCGTAGTAGTTCTAAAATAAAAGGTGAGGGTAAAACCTCACCTAATTAGAGGTAAAAACTATGAGTAAAAATTATGTAATAATTAGAGACTGCCAGCATGGGCGATTGCTGAAGCGGGGTAAAGTTTGCACCGAAGCTGAGTTAAAATCCTGGGGGGGTTGTGTTCCAGAAAGCGCCAAAGAATTAGGCTCTTCTTCCGCTAAAGACGTGCTTGCGGCGGTTAAACCTGGCGAACTGTTAGGGAATCAAGAGCGACGACTATATATAACGAATTTATCTAAGGGTAAAATTGATCCGACTAAGATGGACACTGATGAACTTTTGCGAACAGTTAAAGCAGTAACGGCAAACGTAAGTAGACCGGTCAAACAAGCGAAGAAAAAATCTACCAAAAAAGAAGATATTTTCAAGGATTAAACGATGGCTTATTCTCCTACCGATATTTGCAACATCGCCTTAACGGATTTAGATGTAGATCCTATTGTGAGCATAGATGATCCTAATTTGACGGCGGCTAGAAAATGCAAACGGATATTTCAAGTTACGCAAGATACGGTTTTACGAGATAATGATTGGACGTTTAATAGGGTTAAAAAAGCTTTAACTCCTTTCACTATACCAGACGCATATCAAAACTATCGTTATGAATATGGGTATGTTTATCCTTCGGATTGTTTGAAACTGTGGAGAGTTTACCCACCCGAAGGCTGTTATAATCGACAAGATTACGAGATCCAAAGAGATCGGGATAGTAGCACCTTATTTTTGATGTGCAATGTCGATAATGCGGTGGGGCGATATTCCAAAGTTGTTGAATCAACGGAGTGGATGGATGCGGAATTTGTAACGGCTTTTGCTTTGAAACTGTCATCTCGTTTAGCTTTTTCTATTCTCAAGAATCCAAATTTAAAAAATCAATTGAGTCAAGAGTATATGTATGCTTTGTCCAATGCCGAGACTTCTGATAGGGAACAGTATAAAACTGAACCTGAAGAACCTCAGTCTAATTACGCGGTAGCAGCTTTGGGTGGGGTACAGTTAAGAGGTCAGAGTTATGGGCGTTAAAGCCAGAGGAACTAAAAGAAATTTTACTTCCGGGGTTTGGTCGCCCTACCTGGATAGCCGATATGATCTAGAGAAGTACAGTAGTGCTTGCGGAATACTACAGAATTTCCAGGTTCAGTTACATGGGGGTGCGAGGTATCGAAGCGGGTTTCAATATCTCGAACCGGCTTTAGGCTTCGCTGTTTTAATTCCTTGGAGATTTAATACGGACCCTGAAGATATCTACACTTTAGTTTTCACGGATTTAAAATTGAGATTCATCCAGGGTGACGGATATGTTTTGTCCGGGGGTAGCCCTTATGAGATAA